TGTTGCAAGGTATATAAATCTATTTCTTACTCCAAATCCGTCTGTCGATCTTCCTATGTATGGCATATTTTATTCCTCTGGAAAAGAAAAACTTGTTAGATCTAAAATACCTCTTTCATCACATTTTGGTGTTGCTGTTGAAGGCAAGTCTCTTAGTTTTTGCATATAATCTTTTGTTGATTGAGATACTTCTGTACCTGTTGTTATTGCTTTAGTTACTTTCCAATCCATTTCTGCTAACTTTTTATTTCTTAACACTCTAAGTTGTTGCATTGGTTCAGCATCGTTTAATTCTTTTACTTTTGCATCAATATCAGCATCAGATGGTTTTTCTCTTTCATCATACCAATTAATATTATCACTAGCATCTGCTGAACATTTAGGATTATCCATCATTTTCATAAGAGCATCAAATTTAGTATACTTCATTAGTTTGCTCCTAATTCTAAAACTACTAAATTAGAAATGCCACCAGATTCAGTTGATGTGATAGACCTATTTATATACATAGCAGCTTGATAATAACCACGAATACGATATTGAACTGTTGTACCAGCAGCTTGATTTGGTTGGTCATAAAAACAAAAACTTAATTGATGCGTGTCATAGTTGCCTTGATGTTGTTCACTATAATCATTATGCCCCCAAGGCACATCGGTAGTATAAAATCTTGTTGCACTAGTTCCTGCATTACCCGTGTTTCTATTTAAAGCACTACTATTACCAACAAAAACATGACTTGCTCCACTTCCAGTATTATAGGTTCGCAAACAAGACCAATGAACGTCTTTACCATCCCAGTTTGTTCCTTCTGTAGATGAAAAAGCATAAGTAATATTAGCAAAAATTAAAAACTGACTGTTTAATGCTTTTGTTGTAATTGTTCCACTATCTAAAACATCAAGACCAGAACTAGAAGAACCACCACTGTATGAATTTTGAGATGTATTATGATTGTTTACAACTTGTAATACTGTTTCACTATGAGTAAGTTTTCCAGTAGTTACAGCGTCATTAGCTATTTGAGCAGTGTTTACTGCGTCATCAGCTACCTTTGCGTTTGTTACTGCGTCATCTGTAATACTGTTTGTTGTTATCTTTGATATTGCCATGTTATTCTATTTTTCCTGTGTCAGGATTAAATGTTTTACCTATATTTGTTAAACTAGCTAACCAAGCGTCTATTTCTGATTTAGAAGCATCATACGCTTCTTTAACATAATCATCATCAGACTTACTATTAGATATTGTTAGCCTTTTAGATATAGCAAATGCAGAACCATTTGTGTGTCTACAATCTAATGTTACTAATTTTTTTGTTGACTTTGTTTTTTCATCAAAATCTGGTGATGATGTTGTATTATTATTTTCATCTGTTACTTCATCTTCAAATGTATTTACTTTAATTTCCATATTTTTACTCCTTAAACACCAGTTGCGAAAACTGCTATACTAATTGCCCTTGAACTACCCACTCTGTTTTTAATAACATAATTATTTCCGTTTGTAGCTGATTTATATATACATAAAGAGCCGTCTGAATCAGAAGTAGCCAAATGACCACTTGGGTCTGCTAATTCAGTTAATCCAGATATGTATTGATAAAAGAAAAATCCAGCTTTACCTGTACTTGCATTACTTAATACTATGACTCCTGCATGACCTAAATTAACAGTAAAAGATGAGTCATCTGCCATAGTAAGGTAAGTAGGTGCTTCAAGTATGTCTACATTAGCAGCAGTTCCTGTATTAGCAGATGCACCTATATTAAATCTTACCTTATTTCCTGTGGTAAAAACTAATTCATCAGTTGCATGATTTGCTACAATCGAATTTTGACCTATGGTATCTGTATCACCCATATATAATGCTGAATATCCATTGTTTGGACCTTCTAAAAATAAAGCCGCAGTATCTCCACCTGATGCTGCACGAGCATGAAAAGGATACAATGGATTGGTGAGATTTACACCTACACCTGTAACATCCATATGTACAGAATCAGTGCCACCAAAACGAAAATCTATTCTATCATCAGTATCAGCAGTTATAGAAGTGTCAGCATCAGCATCTAATATCAATTCTGTGCCATTCATATCAAGTGTGCTACCTGCTGTAACAGTTCCTGTAAACGTGCCATCTACGGCTGTAAGGTTTTGAGCTGCAGGGTGCGTAGTCGTTGTTGTTGGGTTCATGTGAAGAACATAGATATTGTTGCCACTAGAACTTACAGGTGCTGCTGTAAACGTCAATGTCGTACCACTAACTGCGTATGCTGTTGTAGGCTCTTGTCTTACGTTCTCAACAAACACGGATACAGAATTAGTCGTAGCAACCTTAGACAATGTAAAAGCAACAGTGCTTCCGTCACCACTAAAACTGTCTTTAACTACTGTCGCAAAACTTGTTGAAGGTGTATTACCTAAGTATGGCATTAAG